TATATGTGCCGTAAAAATTACCAGAGTCTCTGGTTCGGACTTCAAAGTCCATAGACCCAATAAACTGCTTGTAAATAGACGTAACGCCATAGTCCATGCAGTTCCAAAATTGCAAATTTGGCAGAGATAGGTCTGGTTCTGGGGTTTTTGGCTCTGATAAAAAGGCACTAATCGGTAATTTATCATATAAAGCGCCATATTGCGGCAGGTATGTCTCAAAGTAGAACGCTCTGCCGGGAATGGACTTCGCTGTTACCCAATGGCCCTCTATGAACTCACCATGCCCTTCTTGGTGGTCCATAAGATACTCTTTGCGAACATAAACTTTAGCGTTTGGAATATTGGTCAGTAGTGTTGACATTTGTAAATACTGCCTCGTCTGGGTGTACACAGCTTGTTAGCTTAAAAATCATGGGCCATTGCTTCATCATAAATATTGAAATCGAATCGTGTATCATTTCTTCGATTCTGGCTTGGCACTTATCTTCTGTATCATATGGACCTCGCTCGTCTGTTATAATTATGCAGTTGGTCGGGTCAGCTATATGACAAGCTACGATAATTGCCTTGAACACTTAACAAGCCTCCTTACCAGCACAGTCAGTTGGGTAACACTGAATAAGTATCTTGTAATATTTGTTTTTATTTTCGTGACTCCACATCTCTTCGTGAGATAGAAACTCACATTGTTCCTGAGATAGGGTTTCTCTTAGAATGGATTGATTGCCTACAAACTCCCATTCAACACCTGTATGACCCCACATACTTATCACAAGGGCAAATTCTTTCACTTCTAGTTTCTCCCTTATATGTTATATATATATTATATATATATATATATTAATATAGATATATATCTGAGTCTAGTGTAACAGGTAACTGTGTTGTATAGTTACTTGGGGTGTAACGTCTCCCGACACCCTCGGTGGGGTTGAGCAAATACTAGTTTGCTCCCCCGCCGTCATTTTATAGGGAGAGGGAGTTAAGTATGAGACAAGAAATAATCCGTGCTTTGATTGCTCAGGCACATGGCAACATTCAGTTGCACAAAACAAACATAAATGTTTATCTATCTAATCCAGCAGGAATAGGAGAGCATTCTGATATTCTTGAGGCTATTCAGGGTGAACTTGATAAAATATCAATACACCGAGACAGAATAGAGATTCTGGAAGAGATTGAAGATGACAAATATAATACAATTCCCGGGTAACCCTTCTATACATGAAGACCCTGATTTAGACCCAAAAGAAATGCTGGGTGTGCTTCGTGAAGAAGTCTCCATGACAGAGGCGCTCGTTGTTGGGTGGACTGATGAGGGCAACTTGTTTATGGCCACATCACATGGCAAGGGTCCGGATATGGTGTTTTTGTTAGAGCTTGCAAAATCAGTTTTGATAAATCGTTGTGTTAGCGATACATGAGTACATTATCAGCAGTAAAACAAAAAATAGCTCAACTTCCCCCACAAAAGAAGAATGAGATACTAGAGCTATTAAGCGAGCTTGAAGAGGCAAAGTCTCGTGAGGGCGCTAGAAGTAATTTCCTACAGTTTGTAAACAGGGTATGGCCTGCGTTTATAAACGGAAGACATCATCAAATTATGGCAGATGCATTCGAGCGTGTAGCAAATGGAGAGCTAAAGCGCCTGATTATCAACATGCCCCCACGACACACCAAGTCAGAGTTTGCATCATATTTATTTCCCGCTTGGTTTTTAGGAAGATACCCAGAGAAAAAAATTATCCAGACAGCGCACACCGCAGAGCTTGCTGTGGGTTTTGGTCGTAAGGTTAGAAACCTAATCAATCAAGAGGATTTTCAAGAGGTGTTTCCCGGAATATCTCTATCAGCAGATTCAAAGGCCGCTGGTCGTTGGAACACAAACAAAAAAGGAGATTACTTTGCGATTGGTGTTGGCGGTGCGGTCACTGGTAAAGGTGCTGATGTTCTCATTATTGACGACCCCCACTCGGAACAAGAGGCGGCATTGGGGGCTTACAACACGGAAGTCTACGACAAGGTGTACGAGTGGTATACATCGGGACCAAGACAAAGACTTCAGCCGGGAGGGTCAATAATTATTGTTATGACCCGTTGGTCTGTGAAAGATTTAACTGGTCAAATCGTAAAGTCAGCCACGCAAAGAGAGGGCGCGGATGAGTGGGAGGTAATTGAGCTTCCGGCAATAATGCCGTCCGGTGAACCGCTTTGGCCTGAGTTTTGGCCTGTAGACCAGCTAGAGGCATTAAAGGCCGAACTCCCGATTTCCAAATGGTCAGCCCAATATCAACAAGACCCAACTGCTGAAGAGGGTGCATTAATAAAAAGAGAATGGTGGCAAGAGTGGGAGTATGAGAATCCGCCACCGTGCGAGGCCATAATACAAAGCTGGGATACGGCCTTCCTAAAAACACAACGGGCAGACTACAGTGCTTGTACAACATGGGGTATATTTAACCACCCTAATGACCAAGGAGAAACCGTTCCTAATTTAATTCTACTGGATGCGTATAAAGAAAAGCTGGAGTTTCCAGAATTAAAAAGAGCCGCCTATGATAAATACTGGGAGTTTGAGCCTGACCAGATGATTGTTGAAGCAAAGGCCGCAGGTTCTCCGTTGATTTTTGAATTAAGAGCTATGGGAATACCTGTGACTGAGTTTACACCGTCCCGTGGACAGGATAAAATAGCTAGGGTGAATGCCGTAACAGACCTGTTCGCCTCTGGCGTTGTATGGACGCCACATACAAGATGGGCGGAAGAAGTAATAGAAGAGTGTGCGGCATTCCCTGCGGGAGAAAATGATGACTTGGTTGACTCCACAACTCAGGCTTTGTTGAGATTCCGTCAAGGTGGATGGATAAGAAGCGTTATGGATGAGTGGGATGACGAACCAAAATACAAAAGACCCGTGGAGTATTACTAAAAAAATTATTGTCAGATATGTTGGGCATCACGAAATAAAAATTTACGAGGAAAAAGGTTGGTTTGTTGTAAGCGACCTCTCAGACTGTCATCACGGTAGATATTCTGTTATTATGCAAAAATCAGAAAACTCACAGGAATAAGTATCATGGCTGTAGAAAAGCAAATGAGTCCAGCAAATCTGGATATAGAAGACGCTCCAGAGGTTGAGGTTGAAATAGTAAACCCAGACATGGTTAGCGTTCAATCCGAAGATGAGTCTATGGTCATTGATTTCACGGGTGAAGTTGCTGAGTCCATTATGGGGCCAGAGCATGATGCTAACTTGGCTGAGTATATGGAAGAAGGAGAACTGGATTCTCTTGCTTCTGAATTAGTTGATGATTTTATTGCTGACCGTGAGTCTAGAAAAGAGTGGGCTAGGTCTTACGTCAAAGGCTTGGACCTTCTTGGCATGAAAATTGAAGAACGCACACAGCCTTGGGCAGGCGCGGCTGGTGTTTTTCATCCAGTACTGACAGAGGCCGTTGTTCGTTTTCAGGCACAGGCTATGGGAGAATTGTTTCCTGCCGCTGGCCCAGTGCGTACAAAAGTTATGGGAAAGCGTGACCCAGATAAAATGGAACAGGCTACCCGTGTGGAAACAGAAATGAATTATCTTCTCACAGAGGAGATGACAGAATATCGAGAAGAAACAGAGCAAATGCTGTTTCGGCTACCTTTGGCAGGCTCTGCATTTAAAAAAGTTTACTATGACCCAATCATGGAGCGTCCGTGCGCCATGTTTGTTCCAGCAGAAGATTTTGTTGTTTCTTACGGCGCATCAGACCTTATGACTGCGCCACGGTATACACATGTGATGAAGAAGACTGCAAATGAAATTATCGAGTTGCAGGTTAATGGCTTTTATACTGATGTGGAGTTACCTGACCCAGAGCCAGACCAATCAGATATCCAAGAGAAGTATGATGATATTGATGGGGAAACCGCCGTTCTTGAGGACGATGACAGACACACAATTTTGGAGATTCACGCTGACTTAAATTTACCAGAGCCATTTGAAGATGCTGATGGCATTGCAAGACCTTATGTGGTGACGGTGGACAAGTCTAGTCTAACCATTTTATCAATAAGGAGAAATTGGTATGAGGAAGATTCTAAAAAGCGTAAGAGACAACACTTTGTTCACTACAGATACCTGCCGGGACTTGGGTTCTATGGAACGGGTCTTATTCATCTTATTGGTGGTCTTGCTAAAAGTGCCACAAGTATTCTGCGCCAACTTATTGATGCGGGTACACTCTCTAATCTCCCCGCTGGTCTTAAAGCTCGCGGACTGCGTATTAAA